GTTGCCGATTCCGTTTGCGTGGCGTGCGGCGGTTACCCCAAAAGCGAACAATTCGGCTGGATTGCCGCCTTGGGCCACACGTTCGAGGAGCCGGTGCCGTCGCTGTTCACGTTCAACATGCCGAAAAATCCCGTGACTGAACTCATGGGCGTGTCGGTGCCGCAGGCCACGGCCAAAGTGGCCGCTTCCAAACTGTCCGAGACCGCCCCGCTACTGGTGACGCACTGGGGCATGAGCGGCCCCGCCGTGCTGCGGCTGTCGGCGTGGGGTGCGCGGGTGTTGCACGAAAAACAATACGTTTTCACGGCGTTGGTGAACTGGCTGGCCGAAACAACGGAAGAAACCGTGCGGGGCGAGTTTCAAAAGCTCCGGTTTCAGTCGCCGGCCCAAAAAATCACGAATGCCAATCCGTTCCGATTGCCGCAGCGTTTGTGGCAGTTTTTGCTGCAAAAAGCGGGCATCAACGAAAACCTCCGCTGGGCTGATTTACCCGCCAAAGAACAAAACCGCCTCATCAAGCTGCTCACCAACGACGAGTACCCGGTACAGGGCAAGACCACCTTTAAAGAGGAATTCGTCACCTGCGGCGGTGTGAAATTGGCTGAAATAGAGCCGAATACAATGGAAAGCCGATTGGTGTCCAACCTGTTTTTCGCGGGCGAGGTAATGGACGTGGACGGCATCACGGGCGGCTTCAATTTCCAGCACGCGTGGACAAGCGGCTGGCTGGCGGCGAAGGCCGTGGCTGGTAGAGTGGTTTCTTAACTGAATACATGCGAAACTTATGTTCAGTCAAATTAAATCTTTCTTCAAGAAGACAGAGCAGAATGATTCTGTTGACGCACTGCTAATTCCCACTTCAGAGACCTTCATTGACGATAAATGGGAAAAGACACTCGGCATTTCCTCTCCTGTGTTCACTTTGACCGAACGAGTGTATCATAATCAGAAATTTACATTGCTGATGTTACTTAAAAGCTATGGTGTAAAAAACGGTAAAGCCAAGGTTAGGTACAAGTATGAGATTATGTCAGAAAATGTATAATCGGCCAATCAAAAACTACACAAAAGGCCAATCAAAAACTACACAAGAAAAAATTTAGGCGTGTCTAAATTTTAGAGAGGAAATTGCACTTTTTTAACAATGTAAAACCTGCCTCGTCGGTCACAGTGCGTACTTGGATTGAAAATAGGAATACAAGTCCGAAACCTGCTGGTCTGTCAGTGCGGCTTGGTAGGTAACGATTTCCGCCACATCGCCACGAAATCCGTTTGGCTCGAAGGCGCCCACTGCGCGTCCTACGTGGAAAAAATCTTGGTTGGTGTTCATTGTGGCCGCGAACGTGTAGGTTGCCGCCAGAACGCCGTCAACATACAGACGCTCCGTTGCCCCGTCTTTAACCGAGCACGTGAAGGTGAATCCGTTCACCGGGGCAGGACGATTGTAAACCGTCTCACTGTTAAACTGCCCCTTGCCGAACCTGAAACCGATTTGGGTTTGGTGTGGCGACAGTGACGTGTTGCCCCATGGGCCTGATTCTGTCCATGCCAGCACAGGGCGGTCGCAACCGAAGCCGCCGGGCGTGGTGCCAACTGCTGCGCGGCTGACGGCGCACATGGTGAACTGCGTCAGGCCGTTCACGTTGTAGGCTCCGGGCTGTGCCGACAGAACAGGCTGCTGGTTGGCGTCGTTGGTGCTGTAGTCGAAACGCACCACGGCGCGGCCGTTGGCAACGTTTTTAGCGAAAACCGGCCTCAGTGCGGCCAGCGGCTGGCTGGTGTGGCGGTTGTTGCCGCTTAGGTCAAGCCATTCGCATACAGGGGCGTTGTTGTCGAAAGGATTGTTGTTGCCGCTGCCTCTTAGATAGTCGGCGTACAGCCACAAGCTGGGGCTTGCACCCAACCACGGCAGGGCCACGAACGGGGCCGAAACCAACCCGTCGGAACCGTTCAGGCATTCGGGCGGCGGGCCTTGCTGCACGGCCGCACCGAGCATTGCGTTGTACCACATCATAGGAAAGGCCCGTTGATGATGACCGAATACTCAGGGTTGCCGCCCACCACGTTGTCACACAAGAGCGTCACGTGCCACTTGTCGCCCACCGCACCTTGCAATACGTTGTTGCCGATTTTCTTGGTGCCGGATGGCAGGTTCAGCGTCAGGTCGCCTGAACCGTTCTTGGTTATTGTCCAATTGACCTTCGTTCCCCGCTTGGGGTTCTGCACCGTCAGGCTGAAAGCCGAAGAAGTGACGTTGGCGTTGGCGTAGATGATGTCGGCAAGGTTGGCATCCACCGTGCCGTTCGAGGTGGTCACGTATGCCGTCGTCTCCTTCGTCCCCGGCCCGCCCGTGCCGACTATTTCCAGCTTGCCGAAGGCCCAAAAACTGGAACCAGCCGAAACCAGCACTTCGCCGCCATCCACAAAGTCTATTTCAAGCACGTACACAGTCCCGGTGCCTGCATGGGCTGGTATGATTAGCCCGCCGGTGATTCGTGCGTGTGTGTTGCGGTTGATGGTAACCGGGTTGCCTTGCGAATCGCTGATTTGCACGAGGTTGATTTGGATTGGCCCCGTGTTGGTCGTGCTTTTGCGCAGAAACAGCCTGAGTTTGCTACGAGAGCCTATGTACGCGAACGGGAAACGGATGTTGAGAACCGGCTCGGTCAGGTTGTTGCCGCCAGCCGAGCTGCCGAAGACGTACTTGTAGGCGCCGCCGAAGCTGTCCAGAGGCATCTCGATGTTCTCTTCGTCCACCCATTGCGCGCCAGCAGCTTCGTCGTAGCCGAACAGCACTTCCCTGAGCGTGAGCATGTTGACCAGCTTCTGCTCCTCGCCTTGGTAGTACTCGAACGCTTCGCCTACATCTATTAGCTTCAGGTACTGGCTCAGGTCAATGTCCAAATCCTCGCCCGCCGTGATTTTAAGCCACGTCTCCGTTTGGGCGAACCAACGGTAGATGGCCCAGCCGTCTTCAACCGTTGGGTCGCCGGTCGCGTCTTCGACGAAAACCGATTCCTGGTCGGCCACCGCGTCGTTGTCGGCCAAGGCGTTGCGCTGGGCGATGGTCTGAACCGCGTGGTCGGTACGGGTCACCGACTGGCTGTGCGCCTTGATTCGGTCGATTGACCACGTTTCGGTGTCCGATTCGGTCTTGGAGTCGGCAATCAGGCGGCGCATCAGGGCCAATGCCAGCACGCCGGTGGTGTCCAATGGGGCGTAGCCGCCGGGCTGTCCTTTTTCGCTGCGAAGCTGGTAGTCGGCGATGTTGGCCGGGGTTCCTTCGGGGACGAAGTTGATGAAATCAATCAACGCCGCCAGCAGCGGGGCCGAGCGGCTGCGGTTGTTGGGTTGCAGGGCGGCGATGAACGCGTCTATGAGTTGCTGTTTGTTCATGCGGCGAAGAAGTCGTTTTGGTCAAAGTCGCGGGCATCGAAGTCGGCCGCGCCTGCGGGCTGGGCGGCTTGCAGGCTGCCCGCCACGCGCAGGTTGTTGTCGGCCATGTAGTCGGCCACCTCCTGCGCCCGGTCGGGCAGTTTGGCGGCGGGCATTTGCAGCAGCCGCCCGGCGAACAGGTCGGCGTTGATGTCCAACCCGTTGGCATCCAGCAGGGCGAACACCTGCTCCACCGCGCCGAGCTTCTGCACGGTCACGTCGAATATGCTCTGTCGCGGGTCGGTTACGGTGTACATTTGTGAGTGATGAGTGATGACTGATGAGTTATGAGTGAACGGTGTTTTTTAGCTCATCATTCATCACTCATAACTCATCACTCGGCTATGCTATTTTCTTCACCTTGGCCAGCACCACGTAGGCGGGGCGGTTTTCGTGGGGCGAACCTTGGCCGGATGTGCCTACCTGCGTGCTTGGCGAAACGCGTCGGTAACTGGACGAGTCGGTGCGAACGTTGGCATTGGCGGGTGTGCCGGATGCTATCACTTCTGCGTTTAGCGCGTGGCTGTGCGGGCCGTTTTGGTCGGCGGTCAGGCTCACCGTGTCCGAGCCGCCGGTGTTGCCCACCTTGGCGTAGTTGCGCACCAGCCCCGGATTGGTTTCGGGCGTTGCCGAACTGCCGGGGTCGTAGCCCACGCTGAACCGCCCGAACGACTTCTGGAGCAGGCTCCAGCCCGTCCACGGCCCGGAGCCGAGCAGGGTGTTGGTGTCGAAAAACCCGATGTTGTCTTCGTCAATCTCCAAAATGCTGCCCACGGGCATGATGCCGTTGCGCAAAATGGCGGCGTAGTACTGGCTGCGGGCGGCGTTGAGGGTGATGTACGAACCGGCCTGCGGCTGGGCGGCCACCATTTGGGCGGTGTAGTCGCGCACGGCCGGTTTGGCCGTGCCGGTCTTGTAGGTGCGGCTGGTGTCCACGGGCGGGGCGGCAATCAAAAAGACGGGCAGGGTCACGTCGGCCAGGGCCTCGGTGCGCAAAAAACGCCCGTCCAGGAACACCACGCCCGGCGAGACGTTGCTGTTGCCCGCCGTGGCCGCCTGGGTGATGTCGCACCCGGACACGACCATGTTTTGCCCAAAAGCCCGCACCTGCGCGGCGATGGTTTCGCCCAGTTCGGCCTGCAACAGCAGCAGGTCGTCGTTCAGCAGCGGCCTTCCGCCGTCTTCGGCTACGATTTCTTTCATAATCAGTCGTCAGTCGTCAGTGGCCAGTGGTCAGTGTCGGCGGCTTTTTTTACTGACCACTAACGACTGACCACTGACCACTATGTTTATGCCACTCTTATCTCGAACCGCTTGGTGGCCAGCCGGTATTGGTTGACCAAGGCGCGGACAATCTGCCGGTCGGTGGGCGGAACAGACGCAGGTACCTGCACGATGAAATCGTACAGGTTGCGGCCTTCGTTCACCCCGCTCAGGAACAGGCCCTCGGTGCCTTCGCTGGCGTTGTCGGCGTAGGTGTCGGGCTGCAGCTCCGGGCTGTTGAACAGGTAGGCCGCGTCAAGGCGCAGGCTGCTGTTCACGATGCGAATCAGCCCGCCGCCCGACGGCACGCGCCGGTTCAGCAGGTTCTCCAGTATCTGCGTCTGGCCGTTCAGCTTGGCCTTGGCGTTGCTGTCGGCCCGGTAGGCCAAGAACACCGCGTGCGCCGTGGCGAACGGCACCAGCAGCACCCGCACCAACGCCAGCCACTTGGCTTTAATCAAATCAACCGGCGTAAACCGCAGGATGAGCTTGTTGAGGTCTATCTGTACGATTCTCATCACAAAGTCGTCAGTGGCCAGTGGTCGGTGGCCAGTGTTGGCGGCTGTTTTCTACTGACCACCGACGACTGACCACTGACCACTAAACCGGTATGAGCTGCAAGGTGTCCTCCAACGTGAACCCGGCGGCGGTTTCGGCCTCGATGTAGCCGGCCTTGGTTTCGTAGGTGCGGGTGAACGACTCGCTCACCAGCCCGCTCCACGCCTGCAGTTGCAGCACCTCCGCGTCGTCAAAGCCCTCCACGCGCTGCATCGCGTCAATCAGGCGTATGGTCTGCACCGTGCCGTCGAAGGGCAGGTTTTTCAAATAGTCTTTTATGGCCGCCACCAGCCGGGTGCGGAACTCGGTCAGTTCGTAGACGCCTTGGTAATACACCTTCAGGTAGGGCCGCAGCCGGTCGGCGTTCAGGCTGACGATTTCGATGTCGGTGCCGGCAAAGCGCAGCCGGTCGATGTAGCCGCCGAACTGCGCCAGTTCGTTGGGTGCCAGCGGCTGCAACGTGTCGGGCTGCGCACCGGCCTTGGCCACTTTCAAAAAGAGCTTCGAGCCGTCCTCCTTGTAGGCGGCTTGGGTCACGATGCGCTTGGCCGGGTCGATGATTGGGTAGGTCAGCACGCCGTCCACCTCGTAGAGCACGTCGCCGAACTGGAACTCGCGGGCCTTCTTGGCGTACCAGGCGGCGGTGGCCACCGGCGCGGTGTTGATCAGCCGCTCGGTTTCGGTGCGGTGCACGTCGAAAAAGGTTTCGTGTATCCAGTGGGCCACGGCCACCACATAGAACAGCAGCCCGTAGCGGGAGGTGAACGAGCCGTTGGCCAGCCCCGACAGTTGCGGGTCGGCGGCGGCCGCGTCAATCATCTGCTGTTTTATCTCAGCTATTGTCCGTGCCATAGCGTGCGTTTATCTTAAGTTGGCCGTCCGGCTCCAGCGCGATGCTCTCCACCAGCGCGCCGTCGGCCTCCAGTTGCAGTTGCAGGGTGTGCTTGACGGCTGTGGCAGCGCCTTCGTCGAGCAAGGCCCGCCGCAAATTCACGCCGAACTGGGGGAACTCCTTCCAGTCGCCGGTGTTGCTCAGGGCCACCAGCCTCATGTTCTGCTCGTCGGCATCGCCGAACACGATGTCGCCGTTCACAATCAGCAGGTCAAGGTCGTCGTCAAGCAGGATGTCCGTCATTGAGTCGTAAGTGGTAAGTCGTCAGTGGCAAGTGGTTGCTTCGCTTTTATACTTGCGACTTGCCACTGGCGACTTTGTTTAGGTGATTGTTCCCGTTTGGCTCGTGGCGGTGCCGGTGGTCATTACCGTGCCGGTGCGCACGAACGCGTCTATGGCGTTGGCCAGTTTCTCGGAAAAACTCAATTTGGCCTGTTCGCCGGTCACGTTCTCCTCGTTCTCGAAATCGTTCAGGATTTGGATGATTTGCAGTTGCAGTTGGGCTTTGTTCAGCGGCATTTTAATGGTGTTTTAATGGTGTTTTTAGAGTCCGAAAACGGTTTTCAAATCCTGTTCCACTTGCACGAAGTCGCTCAGGTTGGTGGGCGGCTTCGACTCGCCGGCCGGCGTGGTCACCGTCAGCGTTTGCAGTGCCTTGGCAAAGTCAATTAGGGTTTTGCCCAAATCCTTGCCGTTGCGCTTGATGCTCAACGCCTCGTATTCGCTGCCCATCAGCACCAGCCAGCCGCCGTCGTTGGCAATCTGGGTCACCAGCACGAAGCTGCCCGGCTTGGGATAGACCACCAGCCCCTCGTCGGCCTCGTCGTCGGTGGCGCGGAGCCGGACACCTCCGAGTCCGGCTTCCGTGTCCACCATCTCAACTTCACAAACCACCCTTGCCTTGTCGACCGAGACGACCTTGGCCACGCGCACCTGCGCCGCGCCGTCGGCCGCCAGCCGTTTAAATCCCTCGCGTATGAGCTGCTCGATGTCCATTTTCTTAGTCTTGGGTCTTGGGTCTTGGGTCTTGGGCGTTTTTTACTCAATACCCAAGACTCACGACCCAAGACTAAACGCCGATGAGTTCGATCTCGCGCGGGGTCAGCGGCACGTCGGGTGCCACGATGGTGCCGCCGGCCACCTTCATGGCCAGCTCCACCTCGCGCCGGAAGCCGCCCGTGCCGAACGTTGTCCGCACCGAGTCGGCCAGGTAGCGGCCGTTTCGCTCCGAGAACTTGCGGTCGCGCAGCTCCACGATTTGCCCGTGGCGCACCACCGGCAGCCCGAAGCCGGTCAAACTGCCCCGGTAACCCTCGTATTTGTATCTTTCAAGCTCGCTCTTGGCCCGCTTGCGCAATTCGTTGCTGTCCTCGATGTCGTAGTAGTGGATGGTGCGTTCGTCGCCGTCGGCATCGCCCTCCTCGACGGTGATGCGCCGGTTGTTTTTCAGTATGCTCACCACCTTGGCCTTCAGCCGCACGTCCTCGGCCCGGCGGTACTGCAAACCGTCGTCGGCGACGTTACGCTGCATGTCATAGACGGCCACTTCGTTGATTCTGTCGAAATAGGGCAGCCCGGCGTACAGTTGCGGCCCACGGAAATAGATGGCCATGCCGTACTTTTCCTTCAGTTCCTGCAGCACCCGCGCCTTGGTGGCCCGCTCCACCAAAAAGTTGTCAATGGTCACGTCGGGCGAATCCTTGTCGATCACCACGCCGGGCACCAGGTCGCGCAAAATGTCGGCCACCTTGGCCTTGCGGTAGCTCTTGGTGATGTTGCCCTCCCGCTTCAGCGTCCACATGCGGTCTTCGCACCGCAGCTCGAAGGGGAAGCCCGGCTTGATTTCGGCCACGAACCCCTCGAACTCGGTGTTCAAATCTTCGTCGTAGCCCAGTTGCACCTTCACCGGCGCACCCACCCGCAGCCGCTGCTCGAAACTGACCTGCCGCAGCTTGCCGCTGGCGTTGACCACGCCCCGGCTGGGTATCTTCAGCGTGCATCTGTCGGAAAGCTCCTTCCACGTCGAGACGATTTCGCACGCGTTCACGCTCCGCAGCACGAAGTCCCCGATTTCAACCCGGCATGTGAGCGTGTAAGCCATTCCTACAGTGGTCAGTGGTCGGTCGTCAGTGGTCAGTGACGGGCGGCTTTTTTTACTGACCACCGACCACTGACCACTGACGACTATTTTATAAGCAGTTCCACCGGCGTGTCGCTGACGGCGCTGAACTCGTAGGCGAACACGTCCTCGTGGCCGGCCATGTCCGGGTAGCTCACGTCGGTGAGCAACAGGTTGTGAATATCGAACAGACGCAAGTACTCGCAAGCCACCTTGACCGACTGGTTCTTGCGGAACAGCTTCACCTGCTGGCGCAGCCCCTGCGCCGGAAAACGCCCGAACACCGCGTCGGGCTGGGCCGAAGGCGGGCTGATTACGTAGCCGGTTATCTTCACAGCCCACGTGTCGAAGCCCACCACCTCGTTCACCGTGTTGTCGGCCCCGGCTATCTTGGTGGTCACCACGTGCTTGCGGCCGCTCACCTCCACGGTGGCTAGCGTCAGTTCCAGGCCGTCCAGTTCCAGGCGGCTCACCAGCACCCGGCGGTCGGGCACCGGCCCCCGGTTCATGGGCCTGCCCGCCTCAAAGCCCTTTTCGGTCTGGATGAACGGGTTGGGCAACGCCGTCAGCAGTTGGCGCACGTCGCCCAAGGCCGGCTCCAGCCCCACGGCCAGTTGCCCCGTCGCACGCTGGCGCAGGGCGTTCTCCAAGTTTATCGTGAAGTCGGCCATTTTTTGGTCTTGGGTCTTGGGTCTTGGGTCTTGGGTTGTTTTTTTTACTCAATACCCAAGACTCGCGACCCATGACTAATTCATTGCGATTTGGTTGGCCGAGTTGAGGATGCGCAGCAGCATTTGTTGCAGTTGCGTCTCCACTTGGCTGGCCCCTTCGCTCAGGTTGGTGGTCTGGATGGTGATGCCGCCTTGGTTCAACGCATCCAGCTTGATGTGTATGTTCACCGGGCGGCTGCCGCCTCCGGTCACTTTCTCGGTCGCCTCCCGCTCCTTTTTGTCAAGTTCGTTCAGCCTTTTCTTGGCGAATGGGTCAATGCTTTTCTTCGGCTCCGCACCGCCCGGCCTGCGCAGCAGGCTGCCGTCGCCCCGTCCGGTGGGGCCGAACAGCGGCGCGTTCATGATGTCGTTTACGGCCTGCACCGGGGTTTTGCCCCGTGGCAACGCCGGTGTGTTGGTCGCCATGCCGGGTTCGGGACCCAAGCCCAATGCGCCGCGTATCCAGTCGGCGGTCGAGTCAACCCAAGAATCCTTGGCCGAGATGTTGCCCGCGTTCAAAAACCCGCGCACCGACCCAATCCAGTCCAGTCCGGTGTTCACCGCCTTCATGGCCGCCGTGAACACGGGCAGCGTCCGGGTGCCCAGCCTGGTCAGCGTCGCGTCGAAGTCGTTCATCAGCCGGTTCCATTCGGCCTGCTTGTTCTGCCCGTTGGCCAAGGCCCCTTCCAGCCCGATGCCCCGCGCGGCCGAGTTGCGCACGTCGTCGATGGTGTTCTTCAGCTTGGCCGTATCCTGGACGAACATCGAAAGCCCCAGCGTGGCCTCCTGGTCGAGGCCGATGGCATCCAGCACCCGTACCCGCTGCTCGTTGGTCAGCCCATCGAAGCGTTTGCGCAACTGGCCGGATATGTCCACCAAACTACGCAGTTTGCCCTGCTGGTCGAAAAGCTCCACGCCCAGTTTTCTGAACTCCTTCTGCCGCTTGGTGTCGGCCAGGGCCTTGAACACGTTCTCCAGCGTGGTGCTGGCCTGCTCGGCCCGCAGGCCCTGCGAGGTGTAGAATGCAAACGCCCCGGCCGTCTCTTTGAACGAAAGGCCGAGGTTGTTGGAAAGCGGTATGATTTTGGGCAAATAGTTGGCGAAATCAACGAACTCGCCCTTGCCTTTGTTGACGGCCCCGAACAGGGTGTCCAACGCCTCCTTGGCCGTGGTGTTGGCCGGGCCGACGCTGTTGAGCGTGTTCACCACCGCGTCGCCCACCACCCGCAGGTCGGCCTGCGCCGCCTCGGCCCCGCGCAGCGAGTTGCGCAGGATGTCGAGGCCCAGCGCCTTGTCGCCCACGCCGGAAATGATTTGGTTGAACGCGTCGGGCACCTGCCCCAAGGCGTTCTCGATGCCGCTGCCCCTGGCCAGCCCCATCACCTCCTGGCTCAGCCCGGCCAGTTCGGCCCGGCTCAGGCCCATGGTCACGTTGGCCTTGGCCATGCCCGCCTCGAAGCTCATCGCCTGCCGGGTGCCTTGCACCAGTGCGGTACCTGCCGCCGCCACGCCCGCCGCCGCCAGCCCGGCCGGGGTGGCCATGCCCGCCAGCCCGGCCACGCCGGGCAGTTGGCTCAGCGGGCCGCCCGTCAGAAAATTCTGGATGCGGTTGCCGCGGCCCAGCCCGGCGCTGGCCATGCTTTTGGCACGGCCTTCCAGGGCCTGTATCTCGCGGTTGGCCCGGGCCAGTTCCTTCATGTCGCCCGTCAGGTCGCGGATTACCTTCAGGTCGTCAATCCGCTTGCGAATCTGTTCCAGGCTTTTGGGCATTTCGCCCAAGCTTTTGCGGAACGCCATGGCCTCGGCGTTGGTTTTCCTGAACTCGTTGGCCGCCGCGCCCAGTTGCTGGGCCACGTTGCCTTTGAGGTTGAAAAGCCATTCGAGCTTCATGGTTCTACGGGTTGAGCGGTCGGGATTCGGCTTCGCGGATGGCCGTCAGGTCAGCGTACCACAGGCAGAAGTCTTCGTCGCTGAGTGCGTCTATGAACCGGTCGGTGCGCCGGTAGTAGTATCGCAGGTGGGCGTGCATGGTGCGCAGCATCGCGTCGCTGAGCGGCTCGGCCCGCTCGTAGGGCAGGCCCTGCGCCTTCAGCAAATTTTTTTTAGCTCCACCTTGGCCGCCTCCACCAGTTCGGTGAGTGTTTTGCTCAGCCCGAAGAACAAGCGGTCGTTGGTTTTGAAGGCTTCGTCGCCCGCAATCAGGCAGTTCTCGACAATGATTTCGTTCCACTTGATGGTGTCGTCGCCCGATGCCTTGTTGGCCGCACGCAGGATTTCGCGGGTGGGGCGGCGCAGCCAGCACCTGCGTCCGTCGTCGCTGGTGAACTCGTACACTTCGCCGTACTTCTGCTTCCACTCGGCGATTAGCTCCGGAGAGGGATTGGTCTGTTCTTTCATGGAGGTAGTTGGTAGTTGGTTGTCGGTCGTCGGTGTCAGTCATTAGCCGTTAGCCAATAGCTATTAGCTAACGGCTGGCCACCGACGACTGACCACTGACGACTTTCAAATCAGATGTTGTATTCTATGTCGCCGGCGTTGCCCTCGATGTCAATGGTGGCGTGCGGCTCGCCGGCCGTGTACTTCTTGTTGATCTTGGTGACCTTGAACTTCACTATGCGGTCGGTGCGCAGCCGGTTGAGCCGGTCGAGGCGGGCCACCTGTATGTTCACCGCCGCCATCGAGCGAAGGCTGGCGCCGGGCGGCAGCGAATCCTGCAGCGCGTCGTACTCGTCCACCAGCAGGGTCAGCTTCACCGGGAAGCGGCTCTTGCCGTTGATCACCGCGTAGGGTGCCCGCTGGCCCAAGATGTGCACCTCCGACGACTCGCCTTCCTCGTCGTACTCGATGTCCACCACCGCCGCCGTCTTGTTGGCCACGATGATCTGGATGTTCTCGTGGCTGTAGGTGTTTCCGTTGATTGCCATTTTACAAGTCGTTAGTCGTCAGTCGTCAGTGGCCAGTGGTCAGCCGTTAGCTAATAGCTATTGGCTAACGGCTAATGACTGACGACTGACCACTTTGTTTAGTTGTTTGCCGGGTTGCTCAGTTGCAGCTTCACGTCGATGAAGCGTTTGTAGGCGGGCGGCACCACCCGCAGCAATATCTCGTAGCGGCCGTCGGCCAGTATGTTCTGCTCGGGGCGGATGAAAACCTGCACGCCCAGCGCCTCGCCGACGGCTATCATCTCGTCTTCGATGGGCGTTTTTATCGCGTCTTCGCTTCGCTTGATCTCCAGCGGCGACAGGTTGCCCGTCGCCGGATCGACGAAGGTCGTGTCCAGAAGCTCGCGGATGAACACCCGGCGGGCGATGCGGGCCGCCTTGTTGATCACGCGGTTGCGGCTGATGAAGCAGTAGTCGTTGTCGAGCGGGGCGCAGGTGGGGTCGTCGTTGAAATAGAAACCCTCCTGCCCGGTGTCCTGGGTGACGAACAGGTAGCCCTTGTCTGAGAGCGTGTCCAAATCCGCGTCGGTCATCTCCACCACGCGCCGACCGGCGGAGGTTTCGGCGTCGAGCCAGCCGGTGCGGTCGGAGTCGAAGCGGCGGCGGCCGATGTTGACCTCCACGCCAACCCCGGCCACGCGGCCCAGGGCGAAGCCCACGGCGGCGTAGTTGGCCGCGCCGGTGTTGCCCGCCGCCTCCAGTGCCGTGCGCCGGTCGCGGTCTCGGCTGATCATCACGCTCACGTTCGGGGCGTTCTGCCCGCGCAGGTTCACGGCCGAGCCGAGGCTCTGCGGGTTGAAGATGCGCCCCTCCAGCACGATGTCTATGGGCCGGAACTTGGCGAACTCGTCGTCGGCGAACGCCTGCGCCAACGCCAGTGCCGCCACAAATGCGGCCGTCAGACCGGCTTGCGCCCCGGTTTCGGCATCGGCCGGGTTCAGGGCCACGCCCAGCAGTTTGATGTTGGCCTTCTGCGCCGTCAGGTATCCCTTCAGGGCGTTGTGCGGCACCGAGTTGGGCGTGAACAGTTGCGTCACCGTCACCGTCTCCGGCACGGTGAGCACGTGCAGTTCCGTCCCGGCCGGTGCCTTGACGTAGAAGTCCTTGATGTGTTCCCAAGCCAGCGTGACGGCGGCCCTATCCTTGGCCTCGGTGAAGCCCTGCGCCTCGAAGTCGCTGCGCTGGATGCCCACGAAGGCGGTGCCGGTCAGCCCGCCGTAGGCGGCCGCGTCCATGGCCACCACCAGCAGGCTCACGCCGTCGCGGCTGGCCACGGTGCCGCCGAGTCCGCCGTTGAGTTTTGAAATCGTTACGTTGGGCCTTGCCATTGCTATAGTCGTTAGTCGTCAGTCTTTGGCCGTTAGCCAATAGCTATTGGCTAACGGCTAATGGCTATTTTATTGCGGGAACACCGGCGGCTGCGGGTAGGCAGTGTCGGGTACTATGTTTTTGCCCAAAAACAGGGCGGGCGAAACCTTTATCAGTTTGGATTGGTCGCCTGCGGCCTTGTCCGGGTCTGCGATGGTTGTCTCGAACACCGTCCGGTGCAGCAGCAGCCCGCCGAACTCGGTGTCGGGTTCGGTGCGCCGCCGCTCCAGCCCGCTGAACCGCTCGCCGGTCAGCCCCTGCACGGCCAAGTATATGGCCTGCAGCCGGTCGAAGTACCGGGCCAAGCCGTCGGCCTGCCCCGGCGCGCCGTCGTAGGTGTCCTCGCACCAGTGGTCGCCCACGTGCAGGGTCACCGTGCACAGGCCGCGTTGGTAGCCCTTGCCCTGCCCCTGCCAGTCGGTGCGCATCTCCACCAGCACGCCCGGCAGCAGTTGCGCCCACCGGCTTTCGTCCTCGTACTGCCGGTTGTAGAGGTCTATGTAGGCCAGCCCCTCCACACTTCGCAGGGCGGCGCACAGGGCCGTGTAGAGTTCTTTCATTCAATTAAGAATTATGAATTGCGAATTCAGCACAACAGGCCCGGAAAACCAGCGGCCCGCCTCATTCTTGATTCTGAATTCTTAATTCTTAATTAACGGCGGTGTCGTTCTTGTCTTCCTTGCGCTGCACGTACCGCGTCTGGATGACGGCGTTCAGCTCCGCGTCGGTGAGCCGGAAGCTCTCCATCAGCTCGCGGGCCACCATCAGGGCGATGCGGGCGTAGTTCATGGCCCGCACCTCGTCAGGCTGCACGCGCAGCCACACCAAATAGCAGGCTATCTTGTCTTCGCCCAGTTTCTCCTCGCAGCCGGCCACCTTGCCCAGCACCGTGGCGGCCTTGGCCAGCGCATAGCTGAGCTTCACCCGCAGCAGGTTGTCCCACTCGCCGGGTATGATTTCGGTGAGCCGGATGGCCGCCCGGCTGTTGACGGCCGCCTTCAGCGACTGCACCACCTCTATCGCCTCGTCGACGTGGACAAGGTAGCGGCGGGCGGAGATGAACAAATTGACGATGAAGCGGACGATGCGTAGCATGGCTGAAGGTCTGTTGGGGTGCGTATTTGACGAAAGTGAATGCGATGATGCGGAAGTGGTTGGTCAGTACGATTTGCCGGGTGCGTTCATAGACCCCGCCGCCGTCGTACTGGCTGCCCCGCGTGCCGGGGCTGGTGTTGGCCTCGATGGTGCGGAACGTGGAGGTGCCGGTCTGCCGGGTCACGAACCCGACGTGGCCCTGCCAGCCCGTGCCTCGCTGCCAGACGACGATGGTGCCGGGCGGGATTTTCAGGTTTTTGCCCAAAACGTCGCTGCTGCGCACCGACTTTTCGGTGACGAACCGCCTTGCGGCCGCACTGACGATGAGCGGCTCGGCCACGTTTGCCCGCCCGATGCAGAAGCTGACGAAGGCGGCGCAGTAGGGGTTTCCCCTTCCCAAACCGGTGTAGCGCAGAAACATCTCCACCTCTTTGCCGTCGTTGCGGCCGGTGGCCTCGGTCACCCCCACGTACTTGCGGGCGATTTGCAAATGAACCGGCTCGGGGTTCGGATTGGGCGGGGCGGCAACCAGAAGTTGCGGCACCACCAGCAGGAGCAATAGCAGAAGTCTCTTCATGGAAACGGTCGTTTAAAGGTGGAAAATCAGGCTTTGCCGATGGCCGCACTCAGCCCCAGCGCAATGGCGATGATGAACGCGCACCAGACGATGGCCTTGGTTTGCACCGGCGCGTTGCGGAACTCCTTCATGTGCCAGCCGGGCAGCATCCAGGCCATGGACATGCGCAGCAGCAGCAGGTACTCCAGCCCGTAGAGCAAGGCCGCACTGATGCCCGAAAGCTCCTCCATGTTCTCCGGCTTGCGGATGCCGATTTTGGCCAAGGTACCCACCGGCAGCGTGTGGTAGAGCAGGAAAACGCTCAACGCCACCAGCAGCAGGAAGTATCCGATTTCCAAAAAGCGGTCTTTGATGTAGCTTGTCATAGTTGTAGTCGTAAAGCCCCCTCCCGGTCACGCCAAGGCGTGAAGTTTTTTTGCTCCCTCCCCTTGGGGGAGGGCTGGGGTGGGGCCTCTACTGTCCGTCCGACAGGTAGTGGTTGTGGTAGGTATGGATGATCATGTCGAAACGCTCCCAGTCGCGTTGAACATAAGCGTCTTCGAGGCTCTCCATCAGGTGGCGGCGGCTCTTGGCCACCCGCACCGTCTTCTGCCGCTCGGCCTTGGCGAACACGTTGATGCCCGCCCGGTGGTCGCGCAGGTAGTGGCTGCGCCAGCGGTAGATCAAGTACAGGGCCGTCACCGAACTGACCAGTATGGCAATCCAGTGGTCGGCGTCCTTCATGTTCAGCACCCACACCAGTGCGTTCATGGCGGTGACCATGCTGGTCGTCAGCCCGATCTCGTTCGAGTGTTGCGGATGGTAGGCCATTTCGTTTATCGCTGCACCGGCACCACTGTGCCGCCCACTTGGTTGGCGTAGTGCACCGCGTCGCTTTCGGTGAAGAAAGGCACCCGGTTCACGTCAACCACGTAGAACACCCCGACCTCCGGGTGCAACTCGAAGTACGGCTGCACCTCGGCCCGCCAGTCAACCGACTCGGCGATTTCATTCAAAAGCTCCAGCCCGGCTGCCGCCGCGTCGGCCGCCAGTTGCTCCAAGCCCAGACCTGGCTCAACCGGGGTTTGCTCAACCGGGGTTTGCTCAACCGGGGTTTGCTCAACCGGGGTTTGCTCAACCGGGGTTTGCTCAACCGGGGTTTGCTCAACCGGGGTTTGCTCAACCGGGGTTTGCTCAACCGGGGTTTGCGGCTCCTGCGGAGCCGTTTGCGATTTTTTCGCCATGTCCTTATATAATAGGTGTACGAAACTTTTCCTAAAACCTCAATTCCGAATTCAGAATTCTGAATTCAGAATTCTGAATTCGGAATTCTGAATTCATCAGGCCGCCGCCTGCTGCACCAGTGCCACGATGCCCTGGGCGTTGGCCCGGCGTTTGCGTCCGCCCATGCGCACCAGCGTCGAGTACACGTCGCCGTAGTAGAGCGGGCTGTCGGTATCCTCGAAGATGTCCACCGTGCCAAGGGCGGCTTCCACCGCGCTGCGGTGCCAACACACCACGGCCTCGTTGTCGGTGGCCGCACCGGCCGCGCCCACGGGCTTCACCACCGGCGTGCCGGCGTTGTCATAGACGGCCGTGCCGTTGCGCTCCATCAGGTTGAAGCCGAACAGCCGGGTGATCACCCCGTTGGTGATGTCCAGCTCGCGGCCGAAGTCGCGGGCAATCAAGTCCTTGTCGCTCATGAGCTGGTCGTACAAATCGCTGGGCAGCAGGGCGAACCGGTCGGTGCCGGGGCTGTTCTGCTTGTTCAAGGCCAGCTTGGCCCGCTTCAAGTCAAGGTAGCTGAACTTCTGGCGGTTGCCCGTGCCGCTCGGGGCGGTGGCGGCCACGCTCTCGGTGTTGGCGATGCGGATGACCGCAGCGGCGGCGATGGCCGCGCTGCCCGCACCGGCCGCAAACGCGCTGAGCCAGTTGAAGATGATGTCCTCGCCGCACGCCTCGGCGATGGTGGCCAAGTGTTCGCCCAGCACGCTGTCCATCTTGTCGTAGGACAGTTCCACCGTTTCGGCGTTCTGGATGTGGGTCGGGTCGGTGCTGTACTCGTCGATCACGTACACGATGTCCGTGTCGGTGCGGCGCACGGCCACGGCCGGGAAGCTGCCCCGGTTGCGCACCACCGTGGGGCGGGCACCCGCCTGCGGGATGTGCACGATCTTGCCGCCCAGCACGTTCTCATCCACCCGCGTGCAGTTGGCCGGGTTCAGGTGGGGGTTGTCCTTGAACAGGTTCCCCATGATGTAGTTGACCCAAAGTTCTTTCTGGATTGCCATTTCTATAGTAGTTAGTCGTCAGTCGTCAGTGGTCAGTCGTCAGTCGTCGGTGGTCAGCGTTGGTGGCGTTTTTTTTACTGACCACCGACGACCGACCACTGGCCACTCACTTCGTTTTCACGTTCTTGATCAGGGCGTTGTAGGCCTCGGCGTTGTTTTTGCGCATCTCGCCCAGACCGGCCGGGTCGCGCCGCTGCCAGTCGGTCAGCGTCCACGCCTTGCGTTCGTCGGCCACGGCCGCAGCCTGCGCCAGTTGCGCGCCGATGGGCGTGTAGGCGGCCATGCCGTCAATCACCGCCTTGGTGGCGTCGTAGTTCAGCTCGGCCAGCGTGCGGTAGTGGGCCTCCTGCGCCTTGGTGATTTTGCCAGCCGCCAAGGCGGCGTCCACCAGCACGGCGGCCTTTTCCTTGGCCGCGCCCAAGCTCAGCTCGGCCACCTTGTCCTCCAGGGTTTTCATCGTGGTGGCGTTGGCGGCCAGTTCGCCGGCCAGCTTGGCGTTGGCCGCCGTCAGTTCGGTCACTTTCTGCAAGGCTTCGGCCTCGGTGGCGTTGTCGGCCAGGCCGAGCTGCTTCAGTACGGTTTTCATTATTGGCTCAGTTTTGGGTTGTTCGGAGAATATGGACTTCATCACCTCGGCGGTCATGCCGCCGTCGCTCTGCGAAAGGGTCACGTTGCGTTTCATGCAGGCCAGCCGCGTGGCGTTGGCCAGGGCCGGGATGTCGGCGATGGAGATTTCGAGCAAGTCGAACCTGGTCACCACCGGTATCTGCTGGCCGGGCACGAGCGGGTTGGCCTCGTACTCGATTGAGTCATAGTCCACGTCGAGGCCCACCGACACGGCGTTCAAAAAACCCTCGGCCACTTGGCGGGCTATCTTGCCGCCGTGTTCGTCGGCTTCGTCGAACACCGGCAGGGCCGTCCAGCGGCCGTCTTCGTACTTCAGGTCCTCCCACCTGCCGATCACCCCGCTCCAACGGTCGTGCCGGTAGAACATGACGGGGTTCTTCAGGAAGTTCTCGACCGCCATGTTCTCCGCCTTCACGCGGTAGCCGTAGCGGTTGATGCTGCTGTCCAGTATGACGAAGCGGGGATAGGCCAATTCAATTACGAATTACGAATTGTGAATTACGAATGGCGGGCAACACCAGTGTTTGCAGTGACAAAATTGGGCGGCGGCGGGGCGTGCGGCAAATCGGGTTGGCGCTTTGCGGTTTGTAGAATTTGTAGTGAATCGCTATAATTGCATCAGATTTCTCCGCTCCCGCCCGCCCGGGCATTTCGCACTACTTTTACGATGCCGAAACGCAAGAACGAACTCTTGGAACGACGCAACGCACTCATCGTGCGCGATTTCGACCGGCTGTTCAGCGAAGGCTACCGGTTCGAGAAGTGCTTCGAGAAACTTGGCGACAAGTATTTCCTGTCTCCCGACACCGTGAACGGCATCGTTTGGCGGGCCAAAGCCGCCGCCAAAGCCGCCGCCGACGCGTCTGCCGCCTGAAGGCCATTCCAACACCGTTCAAATGCCGTTTAAACTCTTTCGTGTTCAACGAACGGGCTTGTGCGCCTACGTGCGTTCGGTTCAACAAACGGATGCGTCTAATGTCAGCTAATGAGGAAATCCCGAAGAGGAGGCGAAAGAAGAGTTTGTCCAACGACGAGCTGCGCGAGGTGGCCAAGCTGCTCTTCATCCAGACCGACCTGAGCCAAAAGGAAATCGCCGTGCGCACCGGCTGCAACGAACACATGGTGGGCCGGTGGATCAAGGCCTACAACTGGCACAAGCTCAAAATCTCGGAGCATTCTTACAAAGACACCATCCGGGTGAAGCTGCTGGCCCGCTACCAGGAGGCGTTGGACAACAACGCGCCGCTGGAGGAGCTGCAGGCCCTGAGCGTGGAAATCGAGAAGATGCCCGCCACCAGCGTGCCGCCCCAGCAGGCGGTCAAGATCGTGAAGGACCTGACGCGCTACCTGTTGGAAAAGGATGTCGAGTTGGGCAAATCGCTGATCAGCCACGCCGACGATTTCATCAAGACACACTATTATTAATTAAGAATTAAGAATTCAGAATTAAGAATGAAGGGCGGCGGCTTTGCGGCCATGCACCGGGTTCTGAATTCTGAATTCTTAATTCTGAATTCTTAATTAAAAATGGGTTTCGACGCACGCAGACAGCTCACCCGCCAGCAGAAGGCCGACTGGGAGATATTCAAGCGGCAGGTCACCGGCGCGACGGAAACGTTTTTGGAAACGCCGGACGAGAAGGCGGCGCGGCTGGCCGGTTTCCGGACGGACTACAACGCGTTCTTCCGATATTACTTCCCGCACTACGCCGAGTGCGACTGCGCCGACTACCACATCGAGGTGGCCGAAAACCTGCGCGACAACCCGATCATCACCCAGTTCAACATCGTTTACCGGGGCGGGGCCAAGTCGGTGCACGGCAACATGGGCATCCCGCTGTGGCTCATCTTCGTCTTCGACCAGGTCAGCTTCATGCTGCTCATCGGCGAAAACGAGCGGAAGGCCAGCCTGCTGCTGCGCGACATCCAGGTGGAGCTACAGTACAACCAGCGGCTCATCGCCGACCACGGGGTGCAGATGCAGTACGGCGACTGGAGCGAGGCCGAGTTCAAGATTCAGAAGGGTACGCTGTTCAAGTGCCTCGGCATCAACCAGAGTGCGCGGGGCCTGCGCAACATGCAGCACCGGCCCGACCTGGTGAGCGTGGACGACGTGGAGGACCGAAAGAAGGCCAAGAACCCCGAGATAGTGGCCGAACGCATCGACAAAATCACCGGCGACGTGATGGGTGCCTTCGCCAAGGACCGCCAGCGGCTGCTGGTGAACAACAACCTGATCCACAAGAGCGGCGTGGTGGCCGGGCTTTTGGACAAGCTGGGCAACAAGGACACCACCCGCATCCTGGTGCGCAACGCCACCGATGCCGACGGCAACCCGACGTGGCCGCAGCGGTTCACCCGCCAGTACTGGGCCGACAAGAAGGCTAACACGCCAAGTGCCCAGTGGGAACGCGAGTGGATGAATAACCCCGTTGAGGAAGGGTTGCTGTTCAAGGCCGAGTGGATGACGTTCAAGCCGATATCGCTGCTGGCCCCGCCGGTGCCGAAAATCGTGGTGTACGGCGACTTGAGCTACAAGGCCAGCGGCGACTACAAGGCGCTGGTGGCCGGGTGGAAGCACGGCGACTCCTATTATATATACGACGCATTCGTCAGGAAGACGACGCTGGCCAACGTGATCGACTGGTGCTACGACTTCCGCAAGTGGGTGCCGGAGAATATCATGGTCGAGTTCTGGGTGGAGGCCAACTTCATCCAGGACATGTTTTTGGACGAGTTCTACGCCGAGGCCGCCAAACGCGGCAAACAGCTCAACATCCGGCCCGACAAACGGGCCAAGCCCGACAAGTACATCCGCATCGAGGCGTTGACCCCGGCGTTCCAGCGCGGCAAGGTGTTTTTCAACGAACTGCGCAAAGGCTCCAAGGACATGGAGAAACTCGTCGACCAGTTCCTTTTGTTCGAGAAAGGCAGCAGTGCCAACGACGACGGCCCCGACGCGTGCGAAGGGCTGTTCGACAAGCTGAACGCCCAGTCGAAGGCCGGGCTGTTCCCTAACCTGTTCATACCCAAAACCCGCAAGAACGCATGGTAAGAACCAAACTGCCGACGCTGTACATCAGCCACAGTTGGGTGGGCGGCACGGTGAACATCAACCGGCCCGGCTTCGACTTCACCGGTGCGTCGGTCAGGTGCGTGCTGCGCCGCATCGAAGCCGGGCCGGTCGTACACGCCTTCGACCTGGTTGCCGAACGCGTTCCCGGTCGCTTGTCGGTCACGCTCAGCCTCACACCGGCCCAAACCGTAGCCCTGGTGCGCGGCGAACTGCTCGGCGACGTGCGGCTCGAACTGCCCGACGGCACCACGGCCTATTTGTTTCCTTTCTCGGTGCCGGTGGAGGCGGTCGTCACCACGTGAACACGTACAACATCGAATACCTGCCGCCCCAGCCGGTGGTTTACAATGTCGTGCTGGAGATGTCGGCCCTGCCGTTCGCCCCGGTCGTAAGGGAGTTCGCCAACCAGTCCGACTTCACCCTGACCCACAACCGTGGCCGGGCCGTGGCCGTGGCCGTGCAGGTCGGCGGCGAAACAATCGGTGCCGACGTTTCGCATCCGGACGCAAACACGGTGCGCATCCGATTGTCAACGCCGCTGTCGGGCGTTGTCATTATTATATAGCTATTAGCCAAAGACTAACGACTAAAGACTAACGACTATAAACATGGCACAACAAAAGGTTTACACCGACCTGAACCTGCTGCGCAACCAGCTTCTGCTGGCCAGGTTCCAGAACTCCAACGTGGCACCCACCACGCCCGACGAGGGCCAGTTCTATTTCGACACGAACAACAAGGCGTTTCTGGGCTGGAACGGAACGGCGTGGATTGACCTGGGCGCGGTCGCATCGTCCGGCGTGACTATCAGGGGCGACATCGCCAACGCCGACACCAGCCCGGCCTTCCCCTCCAACCCCGACGTGGGCGACACATGGTTCGTGACCACCGTGGCGGGTACGGTCGGCGGACAGGCCGTGGATATTGGCGACCAACTCATCTACACTTCCTCCGGCTGGCGCATCATCCAAGCCAACCTTCGTTCGGCAACCGAACTCATCGCCGGTTTCGTGCGCATGGCCACGCAAGCGGAGGCCGATGCGGGCAGTTCCGACACCATCGCCATCACGCCGTTGAAACTGGCCAATTTCCTGACGGGCAAAGGCTATGTGCGCAAAGCGGTGCAAGTGACCAACCTGACGGCAAACACCGCCTTCACCTTCAGCCACGGGCTTGGGTTGGCTGACCAAAACGACCTGTCGGTTTCGGCGTGGCAGGCAAACGAGCAAATCATGCTCGCCGTGCGGTCGGTGTCGGCCAACGCCGTCGAGGTCGAGTCCAACGTAACCCTTTCCAACGTCAAACTCGTAGCCTTGGCCTGATGGGTAGCACGCGCATATACACCGACTTGGAGATGGCGGGCGGGCTGGTTGCCGGGCTTTCGGCGCGGCGCAAGTTCTATGCCTTCAACGACTTCGTTTCGGCCGCATCCAACCACGAGTGGGCCGTCACGCAGGCGGGAACCTCCGCCGCATTGACGCTGGCGGCGGCGGTGGCGGGTACGCTGGGACTGGCCCAGTTCCGCCTCGGCACCACGGCCACCGGGCGGGTGACGGTGATGAGCGTGGCCACCGACTGCATACTGCTCGGGAATGGCAAGGCACGCTACGCACAGAGGTACCGCCCGCTGCTGCTCTCGACGGCCACCGACACCTACACCACACGGCTCGGATTCATCAATTCGGCCACGGCCGAGCCGAGCAACGGCTGCTATTTCCGCTACCGCCACGATTTGAACGGCGGGCGTTGGCAGGCCGTTTGCCGGGCCAACAACGTCGAGACGGCCAGTGCGATTGACACCGGCGTTGCGGCCACGGCCAACGTGTGGACGCTGATGGAGGTGCGCCTGAACGCCGACGCATCACGGGCGACGTTTTTGATCAACGATACGGAAGTGGCATCTGTCACGGCCAACATCCCGACCGGCTCGTTGAGAACCGCCTACGGCATGTCCGTGATTCGCAGCGTCGGCACCGCCGACATCACCGTGGCGCAAACCGACTACGCCGAAACCGAGTACCTGTTCACCAGCCCAAGGTAGCCATGACATTCCTCGAAACGCCCGACTTCACCAAGCAGATCAAAACCGACGTGCTCGAACGCATCATCCAGCAGGATTACGCCGTGCTGGCCGATGCCGAACTGTCGGCCATATCCGAGATGCAGAGCTACCTCGGCGTGCGGCTCGACGTTGCGCAGATTTTTGCCCAAAACGGCCCGGCCCGCCATCCGCTGGTGGTCATGTTCTGCGTGGACATCCTGCTGTACCACATCCACAGCAGGCTCAACCCCAACCAGATTCCGCAACTTCGCATCGACCGCTACGAGGCGGCCGTCGCCTGGTGCAGGCAGGCCGGGGCCGGCACGCTCTACACCGACCTGCCGCCCAAGCCCGAAACCGAAACACCCGCCGCCGCCGGCAACATCATTTACAGCGGCCCGGCCAAACGGAACAACGAATTTTAACTTCAGTGGCCAGTGGTCAGTCGTCAGTGGTCGGTGGTCAGTAGAAAACAACCGCCGACACTGACCACCGACCACTGACGACTGACCACTGACTTATGGCTAAAAAGACAACCGCCCCCGAAACCCTGGTCATCAACCAGATCAGGCTCATCCAACTGCAACGGCAAAAGGCCGAGATCGACCGCTGGCGCAACGCCCTGCGCAGCGCCGAGTCGGTGACCAACCCGCTGCGCCGCCCGCTGCTGGAGCTGTACCGCGAGCTGATGCTGGACGCGCACCTGTACGCCATCGTCGACAAACGCATCCGGGCCGTCACCCGCCGCCGCTTCAGCTACGTCGAAGACGACGTTGACACCTCGGAAATCAACCGCATGTTCGCCAGCCCGTGGTTCTCGGACGTGGTCTGGTACGCGATGGAAGCCCTGTTCTGGGGCTTTTCGCTGGTGGAGCTGCACTTGGACAAGGGCATGGTGGCCAAGGCCGTGCCGGTGCCGCGCCAGCACGTGCGGCCCGAGTTGGGCATCGTGGTGCTGGCCAACGCCAGCGAAACCGCCGGCATCGAATACCGCAAGCCGCCCTACGACACGCGGGTGCTGGAGGTGTGGCTGGAGGACGAACTGGGGCTTTTGAACATCGCCGCCGCCAACGTGATCTACAAACGCGGCGGAACCACCGACTACGCCAACTTCATCGAGATGTTCGGCTCGCCCATCCGCCAGTACGAGTACGACCCCAACGTGCCCGGCGCACGGGAGGAAACCCAAAAGGTGGCCGACGAGTCGGGCAACAGTGCCGCCATCGTCACGCCCCGCGACTGGACGACCCTGACGCTGCACCAGGTCAACAACTCGGTCGGGGCCAGCGTGCACAGCACTTTCCTGGCCGACCTGAAGGAGGAACTGTCGGTGCTGGTGCTGGGCAACACCATGACCACCGAGGACGGCTCCAGCCTGAGCCAGGCCAAGGTGCACCAGGACGAGCAGACGGCCATGACCCAGGACGATGTGCGGTTTGTGGAGGACGTGCTGAATTTTCACCTGAAGCCCAAGCTGGAGGCGTTGGGCTACCCGGTGGCCAAGGGGCGTTTCCAAGCCGACCAAACCGACACCACGCCCATCGAGGTGAAGCTGGACATGGATTTGAAGATGAAGGCGGCGGGCATCCCGATTGACGACGACTATTTCTACGACAAATACAAGATTCCCAAGCCGACAGGGGCGGGGCGCAAGGCTGCCGCGCCTGAAAAAAAAAAGCCTGAACCGGCCCAGTCGCTCCTGACTTTCCACGCCGCCGACTGCACCTGCGGCGGGCTGCCCACGGATCTGGCCCTGCCCACGGGTTTGTTCAAATCCATATTGAAGGTGTTTCGCCGCGTGTTCGACAAGCAGTTGAAGGCGGGCGACATTGACGAACAAACGTTCACCGACACCTACCAGGCGCTGGTGGACGGCATCGGGACCGGCTACGGCGACATCCGGCCCGACTACGAAACGCCCGACACCCAGATGCTGGCCCGGCTCCAAGAGCAGACGGGCGTGTTCGCCGCCCACAAGAACGCCGCCTTTGTGAAAGCATTGGCCGAGGCGTTGACCGGTGCCGACGGCAAGCTGGTGGAGTGGAACGATTTTCGCAAAATTGCCCGAAACATCCACGCCGACTACAACGTGAACTGGCTGCGCACCGAGTACAACCAGGCCGTAGCATCGGCGCAGATGGCCAGCCGGTGGGTGGAGATCGAGGCCGCCAAGGCCGATTTTCCGAACCTGAAATACAGCACCGTGGGCGACGCCAACGTGCGGCCCGCCCACGCCAAGCTCGACGGCGTGGTGCGCCCGGTGGACGATGCGTTCTGGGACGCGGCATACCCGCCGTCCGCATGGTCTTGCCGGTGCACCGTGCAGCAACTCGACGACACGGCCGACATCACGCCCGAAAGCCGCTACCGCAGCGTGCTCAGCGGCCCCGACTGGGACAAGCGTTTCAACGGGAACGTGGGCAAAACCGGCAAGCCCTTCGGCGAAGACTACGAGTACTACCTCTCGCTTACCCCGGAGCAGCGCAAAGCCGCCGAGCAAAAAGCGAAAGAGATATTGGAGAAAGACAATGGCAACGACTGACCCTTTCGGGCAACTCAGAAAACGCATTGACGCCGCCCTGCGCCGCCTGCCCCGCCAGGCGGGCGTGCTGGCCGTGAACCACTTTCAGGACAACTTCAGGCGGCAGGGCTTCGACGGCAAGCCGTGGAAGGAGGTCAAGCGCCGCCTGCCCACCGGCGGCCGCACCAACCGGCGCGGCACCGCCACCCGGCTCACCTACCGCCGTGGGGCCGGCCGCACCCGTGGCATTCTGATCCAGACCGGGCGGCTGCGGCGCAGCATCCGCATCACCAAAACCACCGCCGACTCGGTGACCGTCGGCACCGACACGCCCTACGCGGCCGTGCACAACGAAGGGCTGCGGGCCGGTCGCGGCTCGGGCTTCCAAATGCCCAAAAGACAATTCATCGGCACCGACCGCAAGCTGAAACAGGAACTGGAGGATTTGGTCAAAAAGCAAATCACGGCCGCGTTCAAATAAGCGGCCTCCCCCCAACCCCCTCCGAAGGAGGGGGGGGTTTTTCTCCTCCCCCTTCGGGGGAGGACGGGAGGGGGCCGCCCACCGTGGCCAGCAACGCCGTCAGTTCGGGCAGGCGCGGCTCCACCGCCGCCGCATCGTCGCGGAAGACGAACTCCTTGATGCTTCCCTTGGGCAGCCCGCAGCGGGTCTCGATGACCCGCCAATTAAAAAGCCCTCCCCGGCTGGCGAGGAAGGCTTGGATTTGCCTGAGTTCGGGTGTCATTTCAGGTAGGCGTTCAGGATGGCGAACAACACCCCGGCTATCACGGCCACCTGCCCAATCCAGAACATGAACATCAGCCGGGCCTGCTCCTTGAAGCCCCGCTCCATTTCCACCCGCAAATCGGCAATGTCCCGCTTGGTGGCCAGCACCTCCTTTTGGTCGGCGAACTTCTGGCTCACCTCCGCTTCCACAAAGCCCACCAACGCCTTAGCCTCTTTCTCGCCCACCCTGGCCTTTAAAATGTCGTAAAGTTCAATCTGTGACACGTTCATTTCCTTTGCTGTTCGGAGTACGCCGTCCCGCGTTTTTGGTTAAATTTGCTATACCATTAATACGTTTAAACACCCAAAGATAACCTTTTTGTAGCGCAAAAACACCACGAAACAAGACAAAAAAAAGCCCCTCTCCTTCGGAGAGGGGTTGGGGTGAGGCCGCTATTCCGGCTGCAGGTGCTCGATCAGCACCAGCGTGTCGTGTATCTCGATGCGCAGGCTGGCGAACTCCTCCGGCTCCAGGGCGCAGACGGCCTTCAGGATGGCCATCAGCCCGGTGCGGTACTGATTCAGCTCCTCGCACGGCGAAGGGTGCTCGATGCGCACCTCAATCGCCCGGTCGGTGCAGCGGGTCATCGGCCACCTCCTTCCGCGAACAAGTCCAGCACGGCCATCATCTTGCGGTACACCCGCCGCTGGCGGCGGCTCACCCGCTGGTCGCTCAGGGCAATGGCAGTGATTTCGCGCCGCAAACCGGCCACGTCCACCCGCCCCGGCAAAGGCATCCGGTACTGGCCGGTGTAGTCCACAGGCGTTTGCTTGCGCAACTTGGCCTCCATTTCGTTGAAAGCCGCAATATAATCCTCTTTGAACTTCATGGCGTTTTCGCCGGTGAAGCCCATCACCAGCAAAGTGAAACCGTCGCGGGTGATGACGTACTGCTTCTGCTCGCGTCCCCAAAAGTCCCGATAAGAGGTCGGCTCAAAATTGAGCCGACCAAATTCCTCGCTGCAACCAAGGTTTTCAATGTCGCGAAGTACATTCTTGTGTTCTTTGCCGAAGTACTCGGCAATCAGACGGGAACTGGTCAGGGTTTTGCCACCCTGCGCAAACACTAATTCTTTCATGGGAATTTTAGACATTAAAGTTCAGGGCAACAAAAAAGCGGTGTCGCCCTTCCCGCTGTCTGAGCTTCCCGTGGCAAGCTCCCATACCCCATTACAAGGTATGGACGGGGGTGCGACACCGCTATTTCCATATGGAATAGAAGTATCAAGGCACAAAAATAGCCCCTGCAAGCAAACGTTGTGGGGGCTTTCGCTCCCACGAGAATTTCAGACAGGGGCAAAGATACGAAAACTACGCAATCAAAGTCAAGGGGCATGTAAGATTTCGCCGCTCGAAAGCACCCTCTTGCTTGATAACAAACCGAGTATCACCGTTGTCCGGGAAGTGGTGATTTTTACGGTAACTTCTACTTGATGCCTCCAAAAGAGTTTTTCTCAAAAATGAGAAGAACCTTAACCCCCTGAGTATCACCGAATCCGTTTTTACGGAAACCTTTTTTTTCTTTTACTCAAAAAAGAGTAAAAGTCCCGGTAGGAGGTCTCCTGAAAATTCAGGAGACCGAATTCATGTAAGCTATTTTTGTTGGTAATTGGGCTTGCGGCACCAAATACTGACCTCGTAAGACTCCTTGAATCCGTTGTCGCTCTTTTCGGTGATAAGGATGAGCCGGTAACCTTTCGCCGGATTGTCGTACACGGCCCGCTCAACACCCGGCTTTGTTTCCTTTTTCTCAACAAAGGCGTGGGATTTGGCTATTTCGGCTTCGTACTCCTCCGGCTTGTATTCATAGGTAGGCTCAATCCTGATGGCGACCACCTTGCCGTTTTTGAAAAAATAAACGTAGTTCACCGAACCCGTCGGAACCCAGCGGTAATAATGGGTGAAAGAAGTGTCTCGTCCGCCGTAGTTTTCTTTTAGATTGTAGTCGGCCCAGTCGCCGGTCGTTTCAAGCCACGCGGCAAACTCTTTGCCTGTAATGCTCATGCGCACATTGTCAGGGTTGAAAATCGGACGCTTTTCTGTTTGAGCAAACGCCGTGGCAGACAATAATCCAATCAACAGGAGCAACCTTTTCATTTGAACAAGATTTAGTTGAACAATAAACACCCCCCAAATCTCCCCTTTTTTGCCCAAAACGCCCCGCGCCAACCGCCCCCGAACCTTACCCGTGCAAGGCCCGCCCCGAAAAAAAAGCACCCGCCGCAAGGCAGCGGGGCTTTCCGCACTATCAAAACAACTCGTCAAACGCACCTTGCCTTCAATTCTGAATTCTGAATTCATAATTCACAATCAAACCTCCCACACCTTGTTGTGCAGGTACGTCTTGGCGTACATGCGGGCCACGCCGGTGCGGGCCACCTCGCCGTTGTAGGTCTCCACGTACTCGTAGGCCCGCCGCTGCTGGTGGGGCGGCAGCTTGTCCCACACCGCCTTGGCCCGCTTCTTGTCGAACGGGTAGGCGTACTTGCGCCAGAAGTCGTCGAAGCTGAGCAGTTGCACCATCTCGGTCAGCAGGCCCCTGAGCTTCGGGGCCGCGTAGGCCCGCTGCAAATCGTGCAGGTGGTAGAAAGCCTTGGCCACGATGTCGGAGAGTTGCTCCGGGGCCAGCTCGCGGCTCACCTCGAAGCCCAGCAGCACGCCCTTGGCGCTGTAGGTGAAGACGATGTCGCATTCGTAGCGGCGGCTGGTCAGGAGGAATTTGCGCATTTTAAGTGGTCGGGGTCGTCGGTGTCAGTCATTAGCCGTTAGCCAATAGCTATTAGCTGACGACTGGCCACTGGCGACTTACGACAGTTTCTGGTGGATGGTGTTACATATCTGCTTGGCAAGCTGGCGGTGGTCGGCCGAGGCGTAGTCCACCTCCACCCACGTGGCCACCGTGCGCAGGGCCTGGGCGTGCGGCTCGGGCAGCTTCAGGGCCACCGTGCCGCCCTCCGGGCAGGCGGCCAGGCGGGTGAAGTACTTGTGCCACACCAGCGTCACCAGCCCGATCAGCACCCGGTCAACGGCGTACTCGTAGTCGCCGTAGTCGCCCTCGGCGTAGTTGACCCGCAGCGGCACAATGGCCGCCATGCGCGTCAGGTTGTCGGCCATCAGGCGGGCTTCGGTGCGGTTGAGTTTCAGGGTTACGGATTTCATCAGTTCGGACGGCTTTTATCCACAATCTTTACCGTGCCTTCGGTGGCCTGCTCGGCGGTTGTTTTCATGATGACCATAATGGTCGCAAACAAGCCCTTCAGCGCGCCGGTCGGCTTAGTCTGCGCCGAAACGGTCGTTTCCGCGCCCTTGGTGCTGATGACAATATATTCGTCCGCGTCTTTGATTAGCTCGATGACGGCGGCGGTGTGTTTCTCAATTTCGCTCTGCGGATTCTCCATGTGTGCGCGGGGTTTAGGATTAATGTTTGGCTTGAAGTTTTTGTCGGCGGCAGTAGTCTGTCCACCAGTGGGCAATGTAAGGCCGGTGCTTGGCGCATTCGGCCACGTAGGCGGGCGGCGTGTCCGGTTTTTGGGCCGCCTCCCGGAACAGCCGGCTTCGCAGGAACACCTCGGCCACCTCCGGCAGCGGCGCCCCGCCGTCCGCCAGCCCCAACATCCGCCGGGCGGTGTCGATGGCGTTGAAAAACGCCGGGTCGAGGGTGAAGCCCTCCCCGTAACCGGTCGAGTCCAAGTGGACGATGGCCAGCACCGTCACCGCATCCGACATGGCCATCAGCGGCATTCCGGCCGCATCGAAAGCCTCGAAAAAACCCGTGTTCACACCCATCAGTTCTCGCCGCCCTCCCGGATGGTTCTGCGCTTGACCACGACCGTCTTGTGAACGACATCCATTATCTTCTTGATCAGGTCGGCCAGAAAAACCAGCTTGGCGTTGTTGTTCTTCACCGACCCGAACACGTCAACCGTGTCGCCTTCGGCCTGCACGAGCAGTATCCACTCGTCGGCCTTGGCCAGCGCGTCGGCGGCGGTGTCTTTTTGTTTCTCTAATTCCGTCTTTTGTGACATAGTGTTCGGGGTTTTGGAGGTTGGAACTATGCAAGGTTCGCCGTCTTGGTCAGGATGGCGTGGTACTTCACGCCGTCAAGCTCGATCGGCTCGGTGCTCATCCGGCAGGAGACGGTTTTGCTTTGTACCGACAGGCTGCCGAGGATTTGGCGGGCCATCGCCGCCGACTGCGCCAGCAAGGCTCCCTGCTTGCCACGCAGCGGAAAGCCTTCGTCGGCCACGGCCACGTACCAGTCGGCCGGGCGGGCCTCGTCTTGGGAAAACGCCACCGGCGTGCCTTCGGCCCAGCCCACGGCCTCGATGAACGTGCGCGAAAACGACAGGCAGCCGTTCTTGGTGTTGATGTTGACAGTCGCCACGCCGCGCGGGGCGGCCTTGACGTTGGTGGAATCGAACTGTTTGAGTTTCATTGGATTGGGTTTTGGAGGTTGGAGGGTTAAGGGTTGGCTAAGATTTTCACTGCCCACTGACGACTGACCACTGACGACCGGCCACTTATTTCTGGGCAAAGGTTTTCATTTCCTTCTCGTACAACGCCTGCACCTGGCTCACCACCGGCAGCAGCTCGCCGTAGTACAGGTAGTTGAGTATCTTCCGCTTCGGGTTCAGCGAGCCGATGTTCTGGATGAAGTTGTTGATGCGCACGTAGTCGGCGTTGCCGCTGGCATCCACCATCGGGTTGGCCGGCAGGGTGCAGAGCAGGTGGATGATTTTGCCCCGCATCCGCCGCTTGCCCTCGTCGAGCCGCCCGGCGATGTCGGCAATCAGCGCGTCGCACTCGGCCACGGTCAGGGCCTTGGTGCTGCGCGTGCGGCCGCCGGTGTGCTGCTCGGTCAGGGCGGCCACCATCTCGGCGGCCGTCTCATGGTCGGCCCACAGCTCGTGCGCGGCCTGCCAAAGCTTCTTGTTCTGGGCCAAGGTGCGCGGTTTGGCGTAGTTGATCACGGTCATGGTCGTCAGCAGATAAAGGCCAGCAGGATGACGAACGACAGAAAAACCAGCGTAATCAACAGCGGCCACAGCCAGATGTCGCGCCGCAAGCGGCGTTCAAAGTCGTCGTCTTCGTCTTCGGGGTAGGGGTGCATGGTCGGCGGGGGATTTTGGTTCAACAATACTCGTCGTCGTCGTATTCGGCAAGCGGGTACTCGACATCTTTTCCGCAGGATTGGCACCAGTGGATTATACCCGCGCCCCGGCAGTCGGGGCATCTGGAGTAGCTCACGCCCTCCAGCAGATACTCGTCTTCGTTGTCCAGCGCGTCGTCAATCAACCCGTCTTCGCACAGCAGGTTGTCGCAGTGGCGGTAAGCCACCGCCTCAGCTCCGCAGTGCGGGCAAATGTCCTCGGTGGTATGTACATCACTCATGAGTCACCTCCCGTAGCGAAACTTTCGGCATTTTCGGGAACACCCGCTCTATCTCCTGCGCCGCCCACGCAGGATCAGCGTAGCCGAGCGGCGTGGTGTAGAAGCTGCTGTAGTGCGTGCGGTTTCGCTGCTGCATCCAGTAGGCCCCGTACCACAGGCCGTCCCACTTGTTCCTGTACACAATCAGCCGGTCGCCGTAGGCCGAGCCGTCGAAATCCTTGTAATGGGATGCAGTATCCATTTTCTGCTTTTTTACCGGCCACCGGCCACTGACCACTGACGACTAAAGAATCACCACTCCACCTGCTTGACCCGTTCCGTCTCGATGCGCACGCCCCACTTGCCCAGCTTCAGGTTGGCCAGTTGCGACCGCAGCAGCTCGAATTTGACCGCACGCGGGTACGACTTGCAGAACCGCAGGAACTTGGCGTCGTTGGCGTTGCGCATGTCTTCGGGAAGTACAATTTTGCTTTGCAGCTTGTCTTCCACGAAACACTCGCCGAAGTGCGCCCGGTGGCGGCCGTCGAACCAGTCGGGGTTGGCCTCGCAGGCGGCGAACACCTCGGCCTCTATCTTCTTGCGCTTGGCCCGCAGGGCCTCCTCTTTCTCGAACAGGGCGCGGTACTGGGCCAGCTTGGCTTCGGCCTCTTCGCGGGTCAGGGTTTTCTTCTTGGTTGGCATCTTACAGTCTCGTTTTGGGCAAAAAAGGTTGAAAATTTCATGCAAGGTGCAGCAGGGCCGTCAGGCCCACGGCGATGAACAGGGCCAGCAGCGTGGCCACCGCCGCCGCCTTGGCGAATGTGTAGCGTATCTTCATTGCGTTTTGGGCAAAAATTGGTCAAAATGTCAGGCCGCGTCCAGCAGTTGCCGTTCGTAGGCCCGCACCACCGTGTCGTTGGGCGTGTAGATGTGCACATAGACCCGCACCAGCTTGCGCCACTGGTGCCACCGCTCGTGGCTTGGCGGCAGCGGCGGCAGCCGGTGCCGCTCTGCGTCCACCCAGGCCATGCTGGCGTTGGCCACCAGACGTTTGAACCACACCCAGAACTCGGATGTGCGGTAGAGGCAGTCGCGGGCGGCGGCGAAGCGTTCGCCCCGGCCCACGTAGTTCTCGCAGAACTCGACGGCGATTTCCACCAACGCCTCGTCGAATTCGTCGGCCTCGACCCCGGCCAGCCGCATCACCTGCTCGAAGGTGGGCTGGAACGGGTTGGGGTTTGCGCGGGTCTTTTTCATCTGACATCAGCTTTCGTTGGCCAGCAGTTCGATCATGTTTTCCGAGACATCCGCCGTCTCCGCTTGGTAAAACTTGCCGCTGCCCGCAGGCGGGTCAACGGCCACCAGCGGCTGGCCGCCGTAAATCACCCGGCACACCGTGCCGGTGCGCCCCTTGTATTGGCCGTGCCGGATGCGCACCCGGTCGCCGACGTGGAAGAAGCATTGCTTAGCCACCGGCCACCTCCTCCCCGTACATCGCCTTCAGCACACCCTCGAACATGACCATGTCCTCCAGCACACAGGTGCGCACCGTGGGCGAAAGCACGCCCTCGGACAGTTTCTGCTGGCAGTCGGCTATCTTCCGCTCCAGCCACGTCCGTCGGTAGGCCACCTCGGCGTGGTGCAGCCTGGCGAACTCGACCGGGTCGAAGTGCCAGAACAATGTGGATAGGTTAGCAGCTTCCATCTCACGCCGCCTGTAGGGTTGCCGCCATTTGTACCGCCCGCAGGTTCTGCACCAGCCGGTAGGTGCGCCGCAAATCGTGCGTGCCCGTCTTGCGGTCGTAGCTTTCGGCCACGATCCGCTCGATGGCCTCGGGCGGCTCCACGCCGTTGGCCCGGCATATCTCGGCCACTTCCTTTTTGCCGATTTTCTCCAGCATCACGTACTCGCGGCCCATGCGGCTCCACAGCTCGCGGTAGCCCCGCGTGTCGCGTTCCACGCCCCGCTCGATGCGCGACTTCATGCTCGGCGAACCGGCGATGACGAAGCCGCAGTAGCCGCACGTGTCGTTGTAGAGGCTCTTGAACAGCCGCAGCGTGTCGTCCTTCAGTTCGCCGAACTCGTCGAGAATCACCAGCGGCCGGTCCATGCGCAGCAGGGCGTTGGCGATTTCGTCCATGCGTTCGGCCAGCGGCCCGTGCGCCTCCATGCCCATGGCCGCCATCAGCCGCTTGGTGAACTCGCGCGGGGTGCTGTAGCCCTTGCACTCCACGTACACCGCCCCGGCCAAATGCCCGGCCGCGTGCTGGAGGGCGAAGGTCTTGCCGCTGCCCGGCTCCTGGGTCACGCACAACGTGTCGCTCATGCGCTTGGCCCGCTTGGCCGCCGCCACGATGCGCGTGAAGTTGACCGTCTCGGCCGGCTGCCAGTGCGGGGCGTAGCCCGCCCAGTGGGCCACCTTGCGCCACATCTCGGTCGAGATCAGTTCCCAGTTGCGGTTGACGATCTGGCTCATGGTGCCTTGGCTGATGCCGATCTGCCGCGAGCAGGCGGCGTTGCTCAGGCCCAGCCGGTCGCGTTTTTCGCCCAAAAGGCGCAAGACGCTTTCCTTTTCTTCGTTTTTCATCGTAGATTTGGGGTTGAGATTTTTACTATTTGTAAGCGACTTCACCCGCCCCGGCCCTGCCGGGGTTTGGTGTTTTTGGTTACTCCCCCTCCTTGGGAGGGGGCCGGGGGGAGGCCCCCTAATTCAGGTTCAGCACCAGCAGCGGGCTGTCGCACTCCTCGCCCTCGAACCGCTCCACCAGCGCGTCCAGCATGTCCTCGACGCACAGGGCGTAGCCCGCGCCCAAAACATACGGCATGTACAGCCGGATGTAGCCTTCGTAGCGCATCAGCAGGCAGCCTTTGTGTTCCTCGATGCCCAGGCAGATTTTTTGGCGCAGGTCGTTCATGGTTTTTCGGCGGTTTGAAGGGTGTTCACCAAGGCGGTGTTTCGTCGTTTTCGTCCGGCTCCGGCGGGTCGCCCCAGTCGGTGGCCACCCTCGGGTACCAGTACTCACGGTCGCACAAGGGCTGCAGGTCGGGGTTCCAAGTCGCCATGTCCTCGCTATCGAACAGGTCGCGAACCACCGGCTTGTGTTCTTTCACTATCTTCTCAATCCGCACGCCCAGCACCTTCATCACCAGCACCACCGATTTCCACGCCGTCTCGGCATCGGTGCCTTCCGGCAGCCGGATGCCGCCCGTGGCGTTGTCGCGGCACAGCCCGGCCAGGATGCGCCGGTGGATGCGGTAGGCCCCGTTGCCGTTGGGCAGCGTCGTCGCCGCTTGGCTCAGTTCCGGCACCAGCCCCAGCCCTTCGTTGACGGCCAGCCCCACGGCTATGTTGGCTTCGTCGCCGCTGAGCAGCAGCCGGGCCAGTTGCAGGCGTTGGTTCGTTGTTTCTTCGGTATCCATCAGTCGAACAAGTCTTTCAGTTTCGCGTAGTCCACCTGCACCCAGTCGGGTTGCGGCGGCGGGGCGGGCGGCTCGGCGGGCAGCACCTCGATGCGCCGCATCGCCGCCACGTCGGCCTTCACCATCTCGTTGAATTGGGTCGTGTATGCCTGCTGGGTCAGGTAGGCGGCAGCGTCGGCCTCCGTCCACTCGGCCCGCGCCTCGCTGAACAGCGGGGCCGGTTCGCATTCGCACAGCAGCCGCCCGTCCTGATAGACCCACACCCGGCTTTCGAGCAGCCTCGGCGACCAGTACACTTCCACCTCCAAGCCGTTGAGCCGCCCCACCAGTGCCGGGTCGGGCAGTTGGTAGAGGTTGCCCCGCAGGGTCAAATCCTTGTTGCCCCGCAGGGTCACCGTCGTGCGTTCGCCCACCAGCCGGATATGCTCGGCCCATTTGACGGGCGTGGCGTTGGGGTTGGGCCGGCCGGCCAACACCTGCATCCGCGTCATCCCGGCGAACCGCCCTTGGTCGGGGTGCGGGCTGTGGTTGTATTCCTCGATGCACTGCTCGGCGATGCTTTTTATCTCCCCGAACGGCATTTTAACGTCCTTCAAATCGCTGTTTTCGCGGTTGGCCGCCAGCCTTGCGAACGGCCGGTACTGGAAACCCTCGTGCTTGCGCTGGTGGCCGTTGCGCATGGCCCGGATGAAGTTCTCGGCCCGCTTTTCCCTCGGGTTGCCGCCCAGGCACCACCGCACCGACTCGAAGAACTCGCCCTTTTTGAGCAAATCGTCCTTGAAGCTGCTCGATATGTGCCGCTCCACCTCGAACTCCAGCGGCAGCCGCCCGTCCAACGCCTCGTTGAGCATCATGTCGGTGATGGCCGCCTTGAACAAGGCCCTGTCCTTCTCCACGCCCACCGCGTGGCCGATCACCGCCCCGGAGCACACGTCGAATATGAAGTAGCACCAGGCCTGTTTGCCGTCGAGCAGCTTGAAGGGCAGCTTCTGGTCGTCCATCGTCGCCTTCGACAAGGCCCACTGCGCCTTGGCCCGCTTCTTGTGCGGCTCGTGCAGGGTGCGGTATTCCAGGCTCGACGCCGTCATCTTGGCCAATCTCGCCGCAAACTCGGGGCTGCGCATCACCCGTTTCACCGTTGTCAGGCTCAGTTCGCGGCGCGGGGCCAGCGTCTCGCCCGTCTCGGTGTCCACCACCGTGATGCGCCCGGCCAGCGCCGACCGGTGGGCGGCCCACACCTCGTTGGCGTACAGCCGCCGCCCGCTGCGGGTGGCCAGCGCCAGCAGCAGCCGCCGCTCGTGCTCGTCGGCCTTGCGGGCGTGGTCGTTGTAAGCCTCCTTCCTGCTCACCACCGCCAGCGGCCCGTGGGCCTCGTAGTCGGCCATCTTGTTCAGCAGCGGCCTGATTTTACCTATCCGCTGGCCAGCCAGCAGCCCCGCGTCCCACTCGGCCCCCATCGCCGCGATACATATATTATACAGCCGCTCCTTGCTTTCCACCCCGAACCATTCTACGCAGGTGCGTCGGTCGGCGGCGGCCATCAGCCGCAGCCAGGCGCACAGCCTCGCGTAGCCCCGTGCCCGCACGCTGTCGGTGGCCTCCTCCAAGGCCCGCACCTCGGCTTGGTCAACCTCCACCCGCGCCGCCACCCGCTGCCGCAGCCGCTCGGCCCGCAACGCCGCGTCGCGTGCGGCCGTCTCGGCCAGCCAGTCCACCGTGGGGTGGCCGTTGCTGTAGGCCGCGTCCACCAGCCGCCGCCACTTGTCGGGCAGGCTGTTGTAGCTGTAGGTGCCGCGTGCCAATACCGCCAGAACACCTCTTTGGGCGGCTTTTTTAAGAGCCTCCAATGAGATTATCTCGGCCAGTTCCTGTCGGGTAACGGCAACGTCGGTGCCGCAGGGCAATAGCTGCATGGGGTTTCGGTGGTCGGGTGGGCGGGGTCGGGTCGTCAGGCGGCTTGCGGCGGCACGTCCTTGCGGCGGTACTTGGCCCGCAGGCTTTGAACGGCCGTGTCCATGGTCACCTTCCTGATGCTCTGCAGCTCGGCCCACGCCTTCCTGATGGTGCGCGTGGCGTCGGTGCCCTCGCGGGTGCCGTTGAAGGCGGCGTTGATGGTGCCCAGCCCGTAGCCGGTTATCTGCATGAGCATTTCCTTTTCGGCGATGAACGGTTTTTCAGTCGTTTCCAT